ATTCTGGGGCATCCTCGCGCGAAAACGACACAAGCGCCCGCAAAGCCACCGACGACGAAATGCGCGTCTGGTCGCAGCAGGCCCTCACCGCCAAAGCCGCAGGTCTACCCATCCCCCCGAAGCCCGGGGGCACGGCACCGGCCACGAATGGCACGCACACCGCCGTCACGGGCATCCTCAGCAGCATCGCCACCGCGACGGACCCGCAGTCCAGCCACGAGGCCCTCCTCACCCGCATCAATGCCGTCACGGGCGACTCCAAGCGCTACATGGACTGGTGGGACAAAGCCCTGCCCGCCATCACGGCAGCGCCACAGACCGCCGGCGCCCTCCTCGCAGCCCTCGACTACGCCGCAGACTGCGGCAACGAGGCCACCCGCGCCGCCAAGGGGCTCGGCCCCCTCAAAAGCCCCGGCGGCTACGTGCTCTCGAAAACACTCATCGCCGCCAGGGGCGAGAAGGTCATCGTGCCACCACTGCCTACGGACGCGCCACAGCCCGCGACCGGCACCCAGCCCACCACCTCACCGCACGGGACGGAACTCAATGCTTAGGGGACTCACCATGCCGAACGGAAAGACGCCCAGCAGGAAGCCCAGCACGGACGCCAAGGGACGCCACACGCGCCCGTCACGGCATCGGGTGGCACCAGACGCCCGCCAGGGGGTCAAACGCCCCACGGCGGGCCACGGAGCGCGCGCGCTGGCCGCTGCACGCTACGCCTCCACCCAGAGCGTCGCCACAGGGGCCGTCACCGACGACCTGCACGCCGATCTCGTCGAGCGCTCCATCGACGACCTGCTGCGCGAGGGGCGTGTCCCCCTGCACGTCGCCGTCCGCGCCCTCGAGAACTCCCTCGCCGAGTACGAGCAGCGCCGGGCTGAGTGCGGCGGTGGCTCCACGGCGGATGAGTACCTCGGCGACCAGAGCCCCGGTCGTCATCGCCGGGTGCGGTAACCCCACCGCCCCAGAGACTTGCGCGCGGGATGTACAGACCGCCAGCGTGGGGGCATGGCAAGTAAGCGCACAGGCGGCGGCAAGCTGAACGAGAAGCAGCGCCAGTTCGCCAAGGAATACCTCATCGACCTGAACGCGACGCAGGCTGCGATTCGTGCTGGATACAGCCCGAAGGCTGCGGGGCAGGTCGGGTTCAAGTTGCTCAAAAACGACCAAGTACAGGCAATCCTCGCCGCCGGCCGCAAGCGCGTCGAGGACAAGCTCGACATTTCGCGCGAGCGAATCATGCGCGAGTTCGCCCGTGTCGCCTTCTCGGACATCCGCAACTACGGCGAGTGGGACGCCGCTGGCCGCGCTACCATGAAGCCCTCGACGGACCTCAGCGACGACCACACCGCCGCCATTTCCGAGCTGACCGTCACCACCTCGCCTTGCGGTGATGGCGAGGTCGCCTACGTGACGAAGATGAAGCTCGCTTCGAAGATCGCCGCCCTCGACGGCCTCTGCAAGATGCAGGGCTACATCGTGAACAAGCACGAGCTGGCGGGCCCGGACGGCGCGCCCATCCCCGTCGCGGTGAACCTCGCGGACCTCAGCGATGACGAACTCGCCGCGCTCGAAGGCATCACCAAGAAGGTGCGGGTGAACGCACCCAAGGCGGCGGACGATGACGGCGTTTAGCGGGGCCGACCTACTGCGCGCCGTCACCCTCGACGACATCGCGCGCGAGCGGGCCCGGCGTAACCTCGGTCGGTTCTCGCGCTACATCGACCCTGCCTACCTCGACGGCGAGCACCTCACGCGGCTGGACGAAGCACTGATGCGCGTCGAGCGGCGTGAGTTGCTCCGGCTGATCGTTCCGATGCCGCCGCGCTTCGGGAAGTCCCTGAAGGTGTCGCGGCATTTCCCGTGCTGGTCGATGGGTAGGAATCCCGCCGTCCAAATCGTGCAGGCTGGCTACGCGTCGAGTATCGCCCTGGAGCACAGCCGCGGCGCGCGCGACATCTTCCGTTCCCAGCAGTTCCGCGATGTATTCCCGCACGCGAACGTCGCGTCGCAGGACCGGCGCATCATCGAGACGCAGGACCGCGACGCCGTCCACGAGTGGAGCACCAAGCAGGGCGGGCGCTACTACGCCGTCGGTGTGCGTGGTGGCCTGACGGGCCGTGGCTTCGACATCGGCATCATCGACGACCCGTTCAAGGACCGCGAGACCGCCGACAGCCCAGCGAACCGCGAGGCCGTCTGGAACTGGTACAAGTCCACGTTCTACACCCGGCGCGCGCCTGACGCCGCCATCGTAATCGTCATGGCGCGCTGGCACCCTGACGACCTGGTCGGTCGCCTCCTGCGCGAGCAGGTCACAGGCGGCACGGACCAGTGGGAGGTATTACACCTCAAGCCGTTCAACGACGCGGGCGAATCCGTGTGGCCGCAGCGATGGAGCACCCAGGCGCTGTTGGACACCAAGGCAACACTCGGCGAACGCGAATGGGCGGCCCTGTACGAGGGCACGCCGCAGCCCGCAGGTGGCGCGATTTTCAAGCAGCACTGGTTCCGCGCCGAGCGCCGGTACACGCCGCAGCCGCGCGTCCAGAGCGACGCCGTGGGCCGCTACCAGTCGTGGGACACGGCGGAGGAAACTGGCGAGACGGCGGCCTACAGCTCCTGCTGTGAAGGCGAGCTGACGCCGGAGTACAAGATGCGCCTGACGCACGTCGAGCGCGATAAGCTCGCGTTCCCTGACCTGTGCCGCGCCATCGTGAAGCGCGCGGAGATCGGGAACTACGACGGCAAGCTGCGCCGCGTGCTCATCGAGAAGAAATCCACCGGCGGCCCGGCTGCCGCGCAGCTCATGAGCACCGGGCCTGAGTGGCTCCGCCCGCTCATCCAGACCGTCACCCCGCGCGGGTCGAAGGTGCAACGCGCGAACTCCGCGTCGGCATGGTGCGACCTCGGCATGGTGCTACTGCCGCGCCCGAGCGGTGAGGTCGTCTGGCTACACCCGTTCGAGACAGAACTTTTCACGTTCCCCGGGTCCGCAGAGAAGGACCAGGTCGACAGCTTCACCCAGCTTATCTGGTATCTGCACAACTTCCTCGCCGAGGGTGCCGGCATCAATCTCGCGCCATAGGAGGCGATACATGAACCCTGTGAAGTACATCGTCCGCTACGCCCGCACACTCGCGAAGATCATGGGCTCCGGCGCGCTCACTCCGCCGCGTGAACTGACGCAGCGCGAGTTCTGCGCGATGATGACCGGCTATTACCGAAACAACGACCTGTACTCGAACCTCGGCATTGCGATGCGCGAGGAGGGGCGCTGGTCCGCGTCGATCAAGCCGCTGCGCAACCCGACCTTCTGCACGGTCGAGTTCTACGCCGCGACCGTTTGGCCCGGTGAACTCGAAGAGGCGCTGCCAATCCTCACCGAGAACCCCGCGCTACCTGCGGCCATTGCCGACGTGTGGCAGCGGTCGAACTGGGCGCAGCACAAGAACGTCGCGGTGCGCGAGGGCGCCATCACTGGCGACTGCTTCCTGCGCGTGGCGACGACGCCGGCGGGCAAGCCCTTCATCCAGGTACTGCGCAGCGAGAACGTCGTCGACTGGGACGCGGACCATCGCGGGAACATCACGTGGCTTCGCTACGAGGAACGCATCACGCAGCGCGGCGAGTCCAAAACGACGCGCCACCTTGAGGTGTGGGACATCGTTCAGGGCGAGACGGGGAAGACAGCGGCGCGGTGCCGTATCTGGCACTCCTCCTACGATGTCATCATCGACGTGGAGAATGCCGACAAGCCGACGCAGGAAATCTTGCTGCCGGTGGACTTCCTGCCGTTCGTGCGCATCCCGTTCCGCCACGTCGGCGACAAGTTCGGCATGCCGGCGATCTGGAACGCGCTGGACAAGATCGACGAGTGCAACCTGAAGGCGACGCGCCTCGCCGAGATCATGTTCGTGTACGGCAGGCCGTTCCTTGCGCTTCAGTCCAACATGGTCGACGTTGACGGACGACCGATGCCGCCGCCGCAGGTGAAGCGCGACGGCGCGCAGGTGGGTGAAGCGTCCGCACTGTCGGCGCGCGACGAGGACATCTGGCGACTGCCGGGCAACGCGACGATCCAGCATGTGCTCGCGGACATCAACTACTCCGCGCACCTCGACGCACTGCGGGCCGACCTCGACGAACTGGAGCGCGAGCTTCCAGAGATTGCGTTCTACGGGCTCATGAAAGAGGGCGACATTTCCGGGCGCGCGCTGGGCTACAAGATGCTCCCTGCCATCACCCGCGCCCGCGAGGTGCGGGGCAACTTCGAGCGCGGCCTCGTCGTGGCGAACCGCATGGCCATCACGATCGGCCAACTCAACGGGTTTTACGATGGGGTCGGCACGTACGAGGATGGCCGGCTTGAGCACACGTTCAAGCAGCGCGACATCCTGCCGTCCGTGGAGTCCGAGCGCGTCGAGACCGCCAAGGTCTACATCGAAATGGGCGTGCCGCTAACCGTCGTACTTCAGCGCCAGCTCGGCTGGAACGAGAACGACATCGCGGATATGACGGACCAGATGGTCGCGCTCGCGGTGGCGAAGGCTGGCATGACAGCGGGCCCTGCGGCGGACCCAGCGACACAGTCTGCGGTGCGCACGCGCGTCGTCGACGAAGTGACGCCAGCGATGGAGACGGCGCTATCAGGGCGCATTGACTCGGCGGTGAACGCAGCGCTGGAGCGGATGAAGGGCGACCTTGCCGCGGCCACCGGTGGACGCTAGGCCATGACTGAGACCGAGCTGACAGACATTTTCCTGAAGTACCTGCTCGACGCCGGGCTCGCGGAGGGCATCACCGAAGACATGGCCCGTGCCATTGGCGAGGCGGTGACGGGGCTCACGCGCGAGGAGGCGCTGAAGGTCTCGCGCGAACAGGCGGCGGAGCTGGTGAAGAACATCGCCGAGCAGATGCGCGAGAACTTCAAGACCATCATCACCGAGGGGTTGCGCGAGCAGGTAGGCGTCGACGAAATCGCCAGCAGGCTGCGCGAGGGCCTGCCTCTCGACACACAGCGCGCGGCGACGCTGGAGAAGTTCAAGGGCGAGCTGGTCCAGCAGGGGCTCACCCCCGGCACGCCAGAGTATGACGCGGCGGTAGAGAAGCGCAGGCGCGAGCTTGCGGCGGACCGGGCGCGGACCATCGCGCGCACCGAGACAGCGAAGGCGATTGAGGCTGGCGAGAAGCAGGCGGCGGAGTCGCGCGGCGCGAACATGAAGGTCTGGATCACCGTGGCCGACGGGCGCGTGTCCGACTTCTGCGCGGCCTGTGAGGCGCAGGGGCCGATCCCTATCGCCGAGGAGTTCACCGGTAACGGCGACTTCGACGCGGTGACGACCGCACCCGCGCACCCGAACTGCCGCTGCACCGTCGCCTACTTCACGGACACCGGCAAGGGCGAGACCGGGAGACAGGGGAAGCTGCACGACCAGCGCGTGAAGGCGACACAGGCCGCGCGTGAGGCTGCGGCTGCGGCGGAGGCGGAGTAGCGTGCGTAATATCCGCGCCGTAGAGATACGCGAGACCACGAACGATGTAACGCTTGGCGTCGCGATCTTCCCTACGCTGCGCAGCCTGAATCACTTCGCCCGACGCTCTGGAATGAAGTCTCGCTGCCGTGCCTGCTACGTCTCGTACGGCAACCTGGACGTGCGAAAGGGCGGGGTTTACGGCTGCATCGCTTTCGCCGCCGAGGATCTTGGTGCTGGTGTCGTCGCGCACGAGGTATTCCATGCGGTTCACGACCTGTACAAGCGCCTCTACCCAAGCGCCCGCTACCGTGACCGAAAGGACATCGAGGAGCGGATGGCCACCGAGATCGGTGAGCTTGTGAAGTCGTTCTGGGACTGGTGGTACTCCAACTGCCCCAAGTGCTACCGGCTTGAGTTCACCGACGGCGGCATGGTGCATCGCTTCATCCCGGTCAGTGACACGGCGAAGCCCTGATTCACGCCACCACCCCCGCGCAACTTGCACATCGCATGTACACATCGCCAGCGTCATGTCAGGCGAAAGGCGAGACGCCAACGCCGAGGGCGGGACGCCCGGAAAGACGACGCAATGTTGAACCGCTTCCAGGCACAGTTGAATCACGCATTCCCTCACAGCCTACTGCGCGCCCCCGATGACGGCGGCAACCCCGGCGGTGGTCAGGATCCCCCGAAGGATGACGGCAAGGGCGGGACGCCCAACCCGGTCGACTTCGACGCGTTCCTGAAGACCCAGCCGAAGGAAGTGCAGGACGCACACGCCGCACACGTTCGCGGACTCAAGACCGCGCTCGACGCGGAGCGCAAGGCCGCAGCCGACCACGCCGCGAAAGCCGCCGAGCTTGAACGCCTGAAGAAGGTGCAAGACGACGAGGCGCTCGCGAAGCAGGGCGAGTACAAGACGCTCGCGGAGCAGCGTGCGGCCAAGGTCGCCGAGCTTGAGCAGGCGCAGGCCGCGATGACCAAGCAGATCGAGGAAGCCACCAAGGCGCGCGAGGCGGCAGAGACCGCAATCGCCGCACAGGTGGACGCGATGGTCAAGGAGTTGAACCTCCCGAAGCCCGTGCTCGATTTGCTCGAAGGCAAGACCGCGCTGGAAAAGCAGCAGTGGCTGACGGCGAATGCAGGCGAGTTCAAGAAGCCCGGGGCCACGTTCCCACCCGCGCCCAACAACAATGGCGGCGGGGACACCCTCACCGAAGAACAGCGCCGCGCGCGCGCAGCCAAGACCTGGTAGTCAGGCACTCGGCACCGCGCACGGCAACACACACAGGAGTTACAACTCATGTCCGACCTCAGCATCACCGCCGCATCGGTGGCCCTCGTCCGTGGTGACGAGATGCTCACGCTGCCCGCGGGGGAAGCGATTACCGCTGGTCAGGCCGTCCGCCTCGACACCAGCACCGGCAAGTTCACCAAGGCCAACGCCACGAGCGACGCGGAAGCCCGCTGGTTCGGCGTTGCAGTAAACGGCGCGGCCGCTGGTTTCCCGGTCACCGCCGTCCGTCGCGGCCTCGTCGATCTCGGCAACGCCCTCGGCGGCATGGCGTACGACGCCGATGTCTACCTCTCCAACACCGACGGCACCCTCGCGGACGCCAGTGTCGGCCGCAACGAGGTTCAGACGATCACCATCACCGGCACGCCGACGGGTGGCACGTTCACCCTCACGTATGACGGCCAGACGACCGGCACCATCGCCTACGACGCGGCGGCCTCTGCGGTGAAGACGGCGCTCATCGCGCTGTCCAACATCGACAGCGACGACGTTTCCTGCGCGGGCGGTGCGCTTCCCGGTACGCCGGTGACCGTGACGTTCACGGGCCAGCTGGCCAAGACCGACGTGGCGCTCATGACCGCGAGTGGCGCGGGCCTCACCGGTGGCACTGCCCCGGCGGTCGCCGTCACCACGTCCACCGCGCCGTACCTCGAAAAGGTCGTTGGCCGCGTCGTCCCGGCGTTCGGGCACACGACCGCCGACAAGCTGCTGATGGTCCAGGGCGACTAAGCCCCGGGGCCTGTGCTCGCGACAGTTAAACCGCAACGCCAGGGCGAAAGCCCGGCTACTGAAAAGGAAAACAGACCATGGCAGACAATGTTCTCGCCTACGGGTTCATCGACTACGCAAACCTCGCGGCCTCCCGTGTCGCGGAGGTCGGCGCGGAGCAGATCTACACCGCCATCGAAACGTCGGCGAAGTACCACTCCGACCAGATGAACAACGCGCTCAGCACGCTTTGCCGTCGCACGACCAACTTCAAGTGGCGCTATCGCCTGCCGCAGGGCGGCACGCTTCAGCCGCTCGACGACAAGGGCAAGCCGCTGCCGACGAAGGGCGACACCTACTACGATGTCGCGCTTCCGATCCAGCGCGGCGGCACCGGTATGGGCATGACCTGGCTCGCGGCCGCGAAGGCGACCGTGCAGGAGGTCAACTCCAAGGTGCTCGGCTGCCTCTCGCAGGACGCTGACTGGATGGTGCGCCACGTGCTGGCCGCCATCTTCAACAACACCTCGTGGACGTACACGGACCCGGAGAAGGGCTCGCTCACGATCCAGTCGCTCGCGAATGCGGACACCACCTTCCCCATCGTCGGCGCGTCCACCGAAGCCAGCCAGCACTATCTGGCGAGCGCCAGCGCCATCGCGGACGCGACGAACCACTACGACACCATCTACGACCAGCTCATGAAGCACCCGGCGAATCAGGTCGGCGGCAAGGATGTCGTGTGCTTCATCCCGAACGGGCTTGTCGCGACGACCAAGGGCCTTGCCGACTTCGTGCCGGTCGCGGATCCCGACATCTCCGCCGGCGCGAACAGCGACCGCATCACCGCCGCACAGGCGCGCATCATGGGCATTCAGGGCCCGGGCGATGAAGTGCTCGGCAAGGTCGGTCGCACGTGGGTCGTCGAGTGGAAGCGGCTGCCCGCTGGCTACATCATCGGCGTGGCCACCGGCAACCCCGATCCCGTGGTCGGCTTCCGTGAGGAACCCGAGGCGTCGCTTCAGGGCGTTGTCACGCTGCGCGACGGCACGGCCTTCACGAACGAGACCTACTTCCTTCGCTCCGCCGGCTTCGGCGTGGTGAACCGCGTGGGCGCCGTCGTGTTCCGTGTCGGCGATGCCAGCTACGCCATCCCGACGGGCTACACCTGCCCGCTCGCCGTCTAAACAATCCTCCAGCCTGCCGGGCGTTCCCCGCACCTCGCGCCCGGCAGGCACGCCCCAATAAGGAGATCACCGCGTGGACCAGAAGACCCAGAATGCCAAGAGCGCGATTGCGATGGAGAGCATTCTCCGCGACATCGAGCGACTTGCCGCGGCTGCGGGCGTCTCGGAGCAGGCGCTGGAAAACATGCGTCGCCCCTATGGGCGTGGCGCTGACCGGCGCGTGAACCAGACCCACCACGCCGCGCACGTGCTGAACCTGTCCGTGGTCTCGCTTCTCGGCCCGGTGGCTGTGGAGGCCGAGCCCGCGCCCGTCACCGAGACGGAGCCCGCGCCGCCAGTCGATGACGACAGCACCACGGAAACGGAGACCGAGACGGAGGCAGACCCGGCGGTAGAGCAGGAACCCCTGCCCGAAGCCGACGACGCCACCGAGCCCGCGCCCGTGCCGGAGTCCGCACGCCGTAGGAAGGGTCGCTAATGGCGCTGCCGACGGCATACACCGAAGCCGAACTGAAGGCCTTCATCCATGCCGAACTCCGCGTGGTGGCGACCGCGCTCGGCTGGACGGTGGTCGCTGGCAGCTACGACGAGGCCGTCAACGACGCGCTGTACCTGGCGAACGTCTCGGACATCGCGTCCGTCTCCGGCAGTGACGCTGTGTTCCGGCTTCGACGCCTGGCCATGCTTGCCGCGTGGCGGCGCGTGGTCGCGGCGGTGTCACTGGACTACGACTTCTCCGCCGACGGCGGGAAATACAGCCGGTCGCAGGTGGCAGCACAGGCGGCGGCACGTGTGCGCGAGCTTGAGACCGAGACCGCCGGATACCGCGGTGACTACGCCGTGGAAGTCCAGCGCGTTGACCATCCCCACAATCCCTATCAGGAACGAGCCATCGAGGACCGCACGCTGTGAGGGCTATCAGCGCCACAGAGTTCAGCGCCATGCGCGAGACACAGGAGTCTGCCATGCACGACACCTGCAAGATCGGCGTGGCGTCCACCTCGACGGATGGACCCTACGCCGCACAGACCTACACGTGGGGCGGCGAAATCGCCTGCGGTTTCAACGCCAATCCCGGCGGTGAGTCCGTGGACGGCGCGGAGTCCGGCGTGAATGCCGCCGAGATCCGACTCCCCCACGGCACGACCGTCACCAGCACGTCCCGCGTGCGCATCACAGGGCGCTCCGGCGTGGCTGTGACGGCGCAGGACTGGGCGGTTGACGGAGACCCGCACGTCGGGCCGACCGGCGTCGTGGTGGCCCTGAAGGCTATCCACGGCGGACGGAGGGCCTAGCGAATGGAAGCATCTGTCACCTTCACCGGGCAGGGATTCGACGCATTGCGCGTCACCTTGAACGAGAAGCTGAAGGACCACGTCCCCGAGCTTGGGGAGTTGGTCGTCCGTCGTGCGAAGGAACTCTCGCCCTACGACACCGGGCACAACCGGCGCAGCATCACCATGGACGCGTTCGTCGATGGCGAGCGCGTCGGTGCGCAGGTGGAGTCCGGCTTCACGGCGGACAGCGCCACGCTCGGCGTGAAGGCGCGGGGCCCCTCGTTCCGCGTCTATTCGCAGTCGGGCTACGGTGGATTCCTCGAACTCGGCACCAGCCGAATGGAAGCCCAGCCCTACATCTACCCGGCGTTCGAACAGATGCAGGCGTACCTCGCCGGCGAGCTGGAGGGCGTCGTATGACCGACGACCTGCGCGTGCTCACCACGTTCCTGACGACGACTGGCACGGGGCTCTACACCCTTGTCGGCACCCGCGTCTACTACGGCGACCTGCCGAGCGGCTTCGATAACTCACAGGCTGCGGTGCAGTTCGTGCGGCGTGGCGGCAATCGCGACGCCTACCTGTCCACGGCCCGTGGTGACTACCAATTCAAATGCTACGGCGGGTCTGGCGCCTTCAAGGATGCCGAGGCCGTTTACCGCGCCCTGGGCGACCGGCTTCATGCGCAGGTCAACCAGAGCAACGCCTATGGGGCCATCATCGACGCGACGGAGGACGGCATGGGTCAAGCCCTGACCGACCCTGGCAGCGGATGGCCCTTCATCCTCTGCCACTACACCATCAACACGCGGGCATAGGTCCGCCAGGAGTTACCACATGGCACACGACAACGACGCGATTAAGGCTGGCGGCCCGCACCTGCGCCTTGCGCCCCTGGGCACCGCCGACCCTGAATACGACGACCTCGCCCCCGGCGGCGCGATTGACTGGGATGTCAACGCGAGCCAGACCGTGGCGATCACCGGCACCCCCACCGGCGGCACCTTCACCCTGACCTTCACCGACCCCACCGACGGCAGCGCCCAGACCACGGCAACCATCGCCTACGACGCGGCGGCGGCTGCGGTCACGAGCGCGCTCGAAGTGCTGGCGGGCATCGGCTCCGGCGACGTGACGGTGACGGGGAATAACCCGACTTTCACCGTGACGTTCGGCGGCGCACTCGCGAACACGACCATCGCGGCCCTGACGGCCAGCGGTTCCGGTCTTACCGGCGGCACGGCCCCGGGCGTGACCGTCGCCGTCGTGCAGGACGGCTACGGCTACACCGAGCCCTTCTACTTCGACTCCGAGGTCGAGGTCTCCTTCGTCGAGAAGGCGGACGAATACCAGCCCATCTGGGCGCTCCACCGCACGCACGACACCATCGTCGCGCGCGGGCTCGACCGCGTGAAGAGCACGATGTCCCAGCGCAGCCTTGCGGCCCTCACGTACGCACACGGCGCGAACACCGTAGCGAGCGAGGCGGCGGACACCGACCAGGTCGGCCGCTCCATTCTGCTGCCCGTGGACACGGCGACTTACTACAAGGGGATGCTTGTCATGGAGTCGCCGTCCGGCGGCTACTTCATGATCGCGCTACTGAAGTTCCGTTTCGAGGGTGATATCACCCAGAAGTTCGGGCACAAGCGCGACTCGGTCCCGGTCGTCCTGAAGTGCTTCCAGGACGATAACGAGGAGACTTTCATCGTCCTCGAACAGACGGCCGACGCTACCGCGTAACCATTACCCGGCGGGGGTAACCACTCCCCCGCCGGTTCCAGCCATGCACTACAGAGGAGCGAGAACGTGAGCGAGCAGCAGACAGACGCGGAGATCCTCATGGAGGATAGCGCGACCACGGCGACCATCGCGGGCGAGAAATACGCGGTGAAGGCGCTGCCGATCCGCCGGTCCATCGCGTGGACCAAGGCGGTGACCAAGTACATCACCGAGCGCGGTGTCGTGGCGGCGCGCATGCAGGCGGCCAAGACGGAGGCGGAGCAGATCGAGGCGCTGCGCGAGGTCACGGCGTCCTCGGAGATTGAGGCGGTGCTGGAGTGGGTCTTGTCGCACGGCAGCATCCCCGCCGAGGCGGTGGAGAACGCGAGCGCGGCGGAGGTGATCGACGCCTTCGGTGTGCTCTGGAAGATTGAAAACCCTACTTCGGGTCTACAGGCGATCCTGACGAAACGCCGGTAGATCCCGAGACAGCCCTGTCCCGCATGTTCGAGATCGTGCTCTGCGAGTACGGCCTCGACTACCTCTACATCAGGGAGCACTGGACCATGGCGGCCCTCATCCTGCATATCCGCCGGCGTAACGAGCGCCTGGCCGCAGAGCGCGACGCGTTTGAATCCGCGCGCGGCGGTGGCAGTCCTCGCGGTGACGGCCTGCGTGCGGGCGAGAAGCGCGTGGCGCAGCCGCTACAGCGGTTTGTGGAGGCCGAGCGCAAGGCAGGGCGTGTCAAGCGCATGCGTCGGCGTAGCGAACGGCTCGCGGCCACCGGAGGTGTAGCGTGATTAATCTTGGCGATGCAGTCCTGTTCTTCAAGGGGGACATGAACGACCTTGACGCTGCGCTGGGGCGGGCACGGCAGGAGGCCGACGGGCACCTCGGCGCGATGAAGCAGATGGCGCAGGAGGTCGGCATGGCGATGACGGCCATGGGCGCGGCTATTGTCGGCGGGCTTGGTCTCGCAGTGACGAATTTCGCGAACACGGGCGACGAGATCAACGACATGTCCAAGAAGGTCGGCATGTCCACGGAAGAGGTGTCCAAGTGGGGCTACGCGCTTGGGCAGAGCGGCGGCGACCTCAGCACCTTGCAGACGGCGGTGCGCGGGTTGGCGGCGAACATGGACCAAGAGCTACAGGGCGCACTGACCGCCACGAATGACGGGTTGGATCAGCAGTCCTCGGCGTTCCAGCGGATGGGTCTGGATGTTCAGCAGCTTCGGGCACTCAAGCCCGAAGACCAGTTCATGCGTGTCGCCATGGCGGTCGCTGGCGTCTCTGACCCGATGGAACGCGCGGCACTTGCACAGCAGATTTTCGGGCGCGCTGGCATGGAATTGCTGCCGGTGCTGTCCGAGGGCGAGGCGGGTATCCGCGAAATGTTCTCGCAGGCCGAGCGCGCCGGTGCCGTGTTCACCGCAGCAGAGGCGGCGATGGGCGACCAGTTCAACGACGCGGTCGGGGAGCTGACGGCGTCGCTCCAGGGGGCGTCGAAGGAGCTGGCGGTCGCGCTGATCCCAGACCTCATTAAGTTCATCGGCTACGTGAAGGAGACGGTGATCGGGGTGAAGGACTGGGCGAAGGCGAACCCGGAATTGGCGTCATCGGTGGTGCAGGTGGCCGCAGTTGTTGGCGGGTTCCTTTTCGTGGTCGGCCCAATGCTCTTCATTCTGCCGGGGATAGTAACAGCGATAGAGCTTGTTGTTGGGGCATTTGGCGGAATCGGTGTCGCCATTGGGATTGTCGCCGGGACAATCTCCATCCCCGTCATCGCCACCGTCGCGGCCATCGCGGCTATTGCCATCGCAGCCTACCTCTTGTACCAGAACTGGGAAGAGGTGAGTAGCTCATTATCCGAGACCTTCAAGTGGCTCAAAGACACGATCGCTGAGTGGGTGGAGTGGGGGGTCGGCAAGCTTGGTGAGTTTGCTGGCTGGCTCGCTGGAAACTTCTTGCAGGCGATCACTGACCCGTTCCAATTCCTCACAGAATGGTGGGACTATCTTGGCGAGACTTTCGACTGGATCGTAGAGAAGATCGGCGGTGCGTGGGACTACCTCATGACCAACGTGATCGAACCAGCGTGGGCCAAACTGAAAGAAATCTGGGACTGGCTCAGCAACGTATTCATGCAGGGCTTCGACTCCGCCGCAGCCTCGGCGCAGGGCGTCGCCCCCGCAGAGGGTGTCCCCGGCATGGCGACCGGCGGCATGGTCACCGGCGCAGGCCTCGCGTGGGTCGGCGAGCAC